AAAAATTTTTTAAACAAGTTGTAGAACGTGACATCAATGGTCAAAAGATGAGTCAAGTTGTTGGTGAAGGAAGTAAAGTATTTAGAGAATTATTTGGTAAAATGGAAGATCCAAGATTTTCTGTTTACAATGGTATGGCAAGACTATCTAGTGTTGCTAGAAGAAATGAATTACTAGAAAATTTAGCAAAGAACGATGAAAAAGTTAAGAGAGATGTTGTTGGTGGTTTAAAACAAGGTGGACCTGGAGAAGAAGGTTTCTTTTTTACGTTAGATGATGTTAAAAATTTAAAAGCTGAAAGAGCTTTACCTAACCAAGAGATAGTAAAACTTGATGATTATCTAGCACCATTCTTTAAAGATGAATTTGCAGTCAATCCATTGCAAGGTTTATATACTTCTAAAGCTATTGCTGAAGGACTTGGAGATTCATCTAAAGCATTTAAAGGTTTATTCGAGCCACGAGAAGGAGCAACGGGTGTCGAGGAGCTAGGAACTTGGATATATAGAAATTTAATATTAGCACCAAAAGGAATAGCTCAGGTTGCTAAAACTATTTTATCACCGGTTACACACTTTAGAAACTTATTTTCTGCTACAGGGTTTTCTGCTGCTAATGGTATTATGTTTGAAGATCCAAGAGTTGTAGGTAGAGCATTTAAAGAAGCTTTTGGTAATTTACAAGTTGGTAAATCAACTGAAGAACAAGCGAAAGCTTATCAAAAATTATTAAGATTAGGTGTAGTAAACTCTCAAGTTCAATTAGGAGATATTAAAAACTTATTAAAAGATGTTAGATTTGGTGAAAATTTAAACATAGATAAACCTTTAGAATCTATGGGTAAAAAACTTTTTGGTCTTGGTAAACGAGGCGCACAAAAAGGAATGAAATTTGCAGAAGATTTATATACTGCAGAAGATGATTTATTTAAGATTGCAAACTTTGCAGTAGAAAGATCAAGATTAAAAAATGCATATGTGAAAGCAGGTAGAGAATTTACAGAAGATTTTTTAGATGAAGAAGCAGCTAACATTGTAAGAAATACTGTACCTAATTATGCTTACGTATCTGATACTGTAAGAGCATTAAGACGTTTACCACTTGGTACGTTTATGTCTTTCCCATCTGAAATATTAAGAACAACAACTAATATTGCACACAGAGCAATAAAAGAAATTAATGATCCCGCTTTAAGATCTATTGGTATTAAAAGATTGATGGGACTATCAACAGTATTAGCTGTTGCTCCATATGGAATACAAAAAGGTTTCCAAGGTTTATATGATGTAACTAATGAAGAGATGGAAGCAATGAGAAGATATTTACCTGAGTGGTCAAAAAATTCTACAATACTTCCAATACGAGATGAGAATACAGGTGAATTAAAATATATAGATTTTAGTCATGGTAATGCATATGACACAGCTATCAGACCTATTAATACAGTATTAAATAATATTCAAAATGGAATTACAGATGAACAAGCTTTGATGCCAGGATTATTAAATGGAATGTATCAAGCTGCAGGTGAACTTGCATCACCATTTATATCTGAAGCAATTTATACTCAAGCTTTATTAGATTTAACTGTTAGAGGTGGAAGAAGTAAAGATGGTAGACAGATTTGGACTGAAACACAATTAGAAACTGAACCAGGTCAAGTTGTATCAAACTCTATTAATCATATTGCAGAAGCAATGATGCCTTTCTCATATCCACAAATAAGAAGAATTTATCAAGCAGCTTTAGATAAACCAAGTGAGCGAGGAGAGTTCTTTGAATTACCAGATGAGTTATTAGGATTTGCAGGATTCCGTGCAGTTAAACTAGATCCAATTAAATCTATGGGATTTAAATTGGCGGACTATCAAAGAGGTTTAAGGGAAGCTAGAAGATTATTTACAGGTGGTGAAGAAGGATTATTAAGAGGTGGACCTAAAACACCTGAACAAGTTTTAGATAGATTTATTAAAGCAAACAAAGGTAGATTTTTAGTTCAAAAACAAATGAGAAATGATTTATTAGCAGCAGAAATATTAGGTGCTAATGATTTAGATATTAGAAGAGAGTTTGTTGATAGACAACTAAGCAATGATTATATCAGACTATTAAGAGGAAAATTTGCTCCTTATGAAGTATCTGACAACATCAGAAGACAGTTTAAAGAAATAGAAGATACAATTGGTGAGCCGGACCCATATAGAGAAGCATTTAGTACATTAAGAGATGTAACTTTAGATTTAAGAAGTCTATCATTAGATGATAATTTTGATGAATTTATAGATTATAATTTCTATAAAGAATTTTTACCTGGATTTGAAGGAGAACCTGTAACTCAAGTTCCTCCATTACCACCACAACCTATGCCAAATAATAGTGTTATTGGTCAAGTTCAGCCTCAACAACAAACTACAGCTCAGGGATTGACACCTACAGAACTTGCTTTATTATCACCTGAAGAACAACAAATTAGATTACGACAAAGAGGACTAGCATAATGCCGGGAATAATGGATTTAAGAGAAAATTTTCAATTTGGTGGTGGCGCTGATATGGGTCAAGAAAGAGGCCCTGAAACAGGAAGAGCTCCGGGACCAGGGCCAGGAGCGGCACCTGGTAAAGATGATGGACCTATTGATAGGTCTATACGTATGGAAAACATAAGTGTTCCAGGGATAGAAAATATTATGAGAGGTAATTTTGCTCAGTTTGGCCCTGTAACATATAGAGGAGCTCCACAAGTTTTTAATGCTTTTGATCAATCAAGTTATACTGATAGAATTATGGATATTGCTGAAAGGCAACAAAGACAAGAGTTAAGAGATATTGTAGAAGCTTCAGCTCAATACCCTGATCCGTATGAAGGATTTAGAAACAAACAAATGGAAGACATTCCTTTTACAGGAGCACTGTCTATAATGGCTGAGATGATTAAACCAGAGTTACAAAAAGGAATGACATATACTAGAAATTTCTTTCTAGATAAAGTTTTACCTTCTCAAAGAGGTATGTTGGAAGGTGTAGATTTTTCTGATTTAAAACGTTCTCAACAAGAAGATTTGTATAAAGAATATATGAGTCAAAGATTAACTAATCAAATAGATGCATATGGTAATCCTCTGATAACGGGTGAACCAGTCAACTCTGAAGGTAATCCATTAATACCTTTATTAGCAGCTCAACAACAAGAAAATTTACAAGGTGGTGTTGCTCAACTTTATAATCAATATATGCAAAATATAGAACGTGGGGAGCTCTATAATGGCTAAAGAACCTAAAACAACAGGGGAACATTTAATTTATTTATATGGCCACATTAAAGGTTTAAAGAAAGACATACATACTATTAAAAACAATCATTTAAAACATATGCATGAAGACATAGATAAAACTTCTAGAAAAATAGATTATGTTCTAGGATTGATTGTTGCAGCACTTGGTGCTATAGCCGGAAAATATTTCGGAATATACTAATAGAAGGAAGATATATGGAAAATAGCTTATTGGTACATAAGCATCTTATTGTCAGAGCAGAAATAAATAACCCTCCAGTAGATGAAAATTATTTAAAAAGTTGGTTATATAATTTTATTTTAGAAATAAATATGAAAGTATTTATGGGTCCATATGTTAAATATTGTAATATGCCAGGTAATAGAGGAATTACAGCTGTTGCAATTATTGAAACATCACATATTGCAATGCATGTTTGGGATGAAGTTAAACCAGCTCTAATGCAGTTTGATGTTTATAGTTGTGGTGAGTTTGATCATGAGCAAATTTGTAAAAAAATACAAAACGATTTTAATACTTCTAAAATTGAATATAAGTATTTAAACCGAGAAACTGGACTAGTTGACCTTTAAAAAGTCTTCCTGAGAGCTTCATATTTTGACGAAACAGCCTTGACATGACCTGTAGTACCTCTTATATATTAGGCAGGTGCAGCAATTGGGCTGGCCACTAAACTTTGCTTAACATTAACAAGGAGGTTTATATGACAGGTTTAGATTTAATTAACAGATTCCAAAAAGATCTTTGGGACAATTCAAATAAAATGTTTGGTGATTCTTTTGATAGTATCTTTGATAACTTATCTAAAGTTCAATCTTTTCCATTTTACAATGTAGTAAAATATGGACAAGGCGAATATGGTATTGAGTTAGGTCTTGCTGGATTCAATAAAAAAAATGTTAAAGTTCAATACAAAGACGGTGTATTAACTGTTTCTGGTCAAGTAGATGACAAAGAAAAAGAATACATTGAAAAAGGTTTAGCATTCAGAAAATTCTTTAAACAGTTTCAATTAAGAAATGATGTTACTATTGGAGAAGCTGAAATGAAAGACGGTGTATTGACTGTTAAACTTGGTGTAGAAGAACCAGGATTAACTGACCCTCAAGACATAGAAGTTAAATAATTATTGTGGGGCTTCGGCCCCACATATACAACCCATAAATTTTTGTTTAAAATTAAAATTTTCTCTTATAATTTCACAAAGATCAATACAATCTACACCTTTAGGTATTTCTAAATTAACCAACATTTCTTTAGTTACAGGAACTAAATGATATAAACCGTCTGAAAGAATAATTAAATCCATTCTTTTAATTCTTCTCCCATAATTTCAGTGGCTATATTAACTTTATTACGTAAAGCTTTAACAATTTTTTCATCAATAGTTCCTTCAGCAATTATATCAACATAAGTCATAGGTTTTTCTTGGCCTATTCTATCAATCCTTGCTTCTGACTGTTGACGTTTTTCTAAATCATATCCATTAGAATAATAAATCATAGTTGATGCACCAGTAAGAGTAATACCATAACCACCTGTTTGTGGTGTACCAACAATAAATCTAACTTTAGATTCTGGGTTTTGAATTTCCTTAATTGCTTTTTGTCTATCTTCAGTTGTAGTATCACCAAAATAAGTTACAGTTGAACCAGGATATTTTTTTTCTAATGCATCAACAATACTTTTAATATCATGTCTATAGTGAGCCCAAATAACTGCTTTACCTTCAACCTCTTCAATAATATTCATTAACTCATTAAGTCTATTACTTTTAACTTCTTGAACAGAATCATCATCAGCTTTAAAATGACCACAAGTAATTTGATGTAATCTCATTAATTGAGTAATAACAGTTGCAGTAGTTGTCATTTTACCATTCAACATAGCAAGAGCCTGTTCTTTCATTTGTTTATATAATTTTTTCTGTTCATCAGTTAATTGTATAATTCTTTTCATAAAAGTTTTTTTAGGTAAATCCAAACAATCATCTTTTAAACATCTATATGAAAATGGTTTTAGTTTTTCTGATAACTCACCTAAATTTCTATAACCAACTACGATTTCAACTTGTCTTCCTGATACATTTATTTTTCTGCAAATAGCATATCTAGTTCTAAATGAATAATAAGATTGTTGATCTAATAACCACGGATCTAAAAATTGACATTGACTAAATAAATCTAAAGGTGATTTAGTTACAGGAGAACCTGTAAGTATTCTTCTATACTTACCATATTTAGATAAATCTAAAATAGCTTTAGTTCTTTTTGCACTAGGATTTTTTATTGTAGTAGACTCATCAATACCTATCAATGCTCTATGTGAATTTAAAAATTTCCATGCGTATTGTAATCCTTTTTTAGTTGAGAATGCTTCAACATTCATAATACAAATATGTAAATCTTCATCAGCTTCAAACATAGATTTCATATCAGGAGCATCTGGTTTAGTTTGCCAAAAACCAATTTTATTTTCTATGTGGTCAGGTAAATGATTTGGAATTTCAGAAGAAAACCAGTTTTTATATACACCTTTAGGTGCAATAATTAGTGCTCCATTAATTTTACCTTTATCATAAAGCATAGCAATATTATCAATAAGAACCTTTGATTTACCGGTACCCATTTCCATAAAGTACGCAAATACTTCTTTATTCCAAGACATTTCTAATGCTTTGAGCTGATGCTCAAAAGGTTTACTTTTGAATTTATAGTTCATAATTTTTATTAGTTCTTTCTATTGTAATGCGTTACCAAATAATGTATTAAGAGTCAATAGAAATATGAAAAATAAAGTTTACGTGATCCAGGACATCCCTGGTACTAGAGAAGGTCGTCCCAAAATAAATATTATTGGTGCGTCTGAATTTGGTGAATTAAAAGTTTTACTACCAGAAAATGCACAAATTATTTTAAGTGCAGGTCCTTTAGTTTTTAAATTAAGAAAAGCATTAAAAGAATATACAGCAGAAGATTATTTACTACTTACAGGTGATCCTGCAATAATTGGTGTTGCATGTTCTATAGTTTCTGATATTACAAATGGAAAATATAAATTATTAAAATGGGACAAACAAGAAAGAAGATATTATCCAATTGAAATTGATTTATACCAAAAAGAATCCTCTTGACAATTTAGTTTGTAGGATTATATTAGAAAGAAATAGAAAGGTTATAAAATGAGTGAAATTAATTATAGAGATGATAAGCAAGATCAAATAAGTTCTGTTGCTAATCCAAATGAATTAGCTAATAAAGTACAGGAACTAAAAAATTTAGAAGATGAAATTAAAAATGCTGAAGATGGTATTAAAAAATTAAAAGAAAAAGCAAATATAATTTCACAGTTTGAAATTCCTCAAATGATGGAGGAAATGAATATTAAAAAATTAAAGCTAAAAGATGGAGAGACAGTTGAAGTCTCCAACTTTTATAGTGCATCTATCTTAGATGAAGATGCAGCTTTTAACTGGCTTCGTGATAACGGTCGAGGTGATATTATTAAAAATGATATTACCGTTACCTTTGGTCGTGGCGAAGATAACAAGGCAGCAGAATATGCTGTCCTTGCAAAAGGTCAAGGATACGAACCTGTCCAGAAAGTGGGAGTACATCCTCAGACCTTAAAAGGAGTAGTTAGGGAGTGTCACGAGTCTGGAATCGAACTCCCTGATTGCTTCAAAACTTACGTAGGTAACCGTACAAATATAAAAAGGAGTTAAACTATGAGTACAGAAGTACAAACAAAAAAGGCACAAACACCTTCTACTATTTTATATAGAGAAGATGCCGGAACAGGTTTTGAGAATGTAAGACAAGAATCTCTTGCTTTACCTATCTTAAAACTTTTACAGAATGGATCTGGAGAAGCACAGAAGCGTAATCAAAATTACGTTGAAGGTGCAGAACCAGGTATGTTCTTAAATATAGTTACTAAAAAACTATATGATGGTGATAAAGGATTTAGAGCAATCCCTTGTTACTATAAAATGGAGTTCCAAGAATGGGCAGAATTTGGTACTGGTTCAGGTAGACCAGAACAAATTTATCCTGCTGATTCAGATATTCTATCAAAAACTACTAAGGATGGTGGTAAAGATAGATTACAAAATGGTAACTACATTTTAACAGTGCACCAAAACTATGTTATTGTAGTTGGTGAGAATGGAGCTGAGAAAGCTTTGATGTCAATGTCCGCATCTCAAGGTAAGATTGCAAGAAAATGGATATCATTGCAAAAATCTCAAACACTAAAAGATGCTGAAGGTGTATATACACCTGCTCCATATGCTTTTAGTTATCACATAACATCAGTATTAAACTCTGGAAAAGGTAATCAATGGTATGGTTTTTCTGTTGGTGCACCTGAACAAGTGAAAGATTCTAGTATGTATCAAGCAGCTAAAGACTTTCATGTTTCCATGAGAAATTACGACAAGTAATTGCCACAATCAGGCGGTACAGATGTGCCGCCTGATACAAATTTATCAGAGGGAAAATGATAGAAAGATTAAAAGATATATTTAAAGGTTTAGAAAGTGCACATGGTATCACTAGAAAAACTGAAGAAATAAGACACGACGGTAAAAACGAAGTTAGATCAAAAACTATAAGAGAACCTGTAACTAATGAGTTGTGGGAAAAACATTTAAAAGGTGAAGAACCTGGTCTTGGTATTATACCAATTAATGAAGATAATAAATGTAAATGGGGTGCAATAGATATTGATACCTATCCTTTTGATCATTTAAAATTAATTAAAAAAATAAGAGAAAAGAAATTACCATTAATTGTATTTAGATCTAAATCAGGTGGTGCACATGTTTATTGTTTTACAAAACAATTTGTACCTGCATCTTTGATGAGACAAAAATTACAACTAATGGCATCATCATTAGGTTATGCTAAAGCAGAAATATTTCCTAAACAATCTAAAATTATGGCTGATAGAGGAGATGTTGGTAGTTTTTTAAACATGCCTTATCACGGTGGAGATAGAACAGTTAAATATGCAATTGATGATAATGGTAATTCTTTAACTATAGACAGTTTTATAAAATCATATGATTTAATTGCTTTAGAAGATATTGAGTTAGAAAATTTATTTGTAAATAAAACAAAAGAAAAAGAAAAAGAAGCATTTCCTGATGGTCCACCATGTTTAAATACCATTATTAAAAATGGTCCTATTGTAGAAGGTAATGGTGATGTTGCAGCATCGGGTAGAGATAATGGGTTATTTAATATTGGAGTTTATTTAAAAAAATTTAATCCAACAGGATGGAAAAAAGATTTAGATAATTATAATGATGAAAAATATATCAAACCTAAATTATCTTCTGAAGATGTTATCAGAATTAAAGAACAAGTAGAAAAGAAAGACTATGATTATAGATGTAAAGATAAACCTATTTGTAATTTTTGTAATGAAAAACTTTGTTATACAAAACAATATGGAAAAGGTGGTGATGTTAGAATGCCATCAATTGAATCAATAAGAAAATATGAATCTGATCCACCAATATTTTTTGTAGATATAGATGAAGATTCAATAGAAGTTGATGCAGCAACATTACATGATCATGAAAAATTTAGTATTGCATGTATGACTGAACTTGGAAGACCATTAATTCCAGTTGCTAAATTAGTATGGAGAAAACAACTAGCATCTTTAATGAAAAACATGTCAACATTAGATGCTCCAGATGATTCTAAGATAGATATACAGTTAAAAGAATTAATAACTGAATTTATAAGTCGTGATGGAAAAGATATATCGGCAGTATTACAAAGTAAACCTTATACAGAAAATGGTGTTAGTTATTTTAAATTTAAAGATTTTTGGAGATTTATTATTAGAAGTAAAAGTTGGCCTGAAAAAACTTATTCAAAAAATAAAACTATCAGATTAGTAGAAAATTTATTTAATGGTAAGGTAGCGACCAGAGATATTACAGTAAAAATTAAAGGAAAAGAAGAAAAGAAAACAGTCAAATTATGGACTGTAGAAAAAATTGAAGTGCAACAGTATACACCAAAAAGATTAGAAAAGAAAGCGGCACCATTTGAATGAGAACAGTTATAGCAGGACCACCTGGAACAGGTAAAACACATACCTTAATTCATAAACATTTACATAATGAATTAATTGTAAATAAAACTGATCCTAAAAAAATTTGTTACATTACATTTAGTAATGCTGCAGCTGATGAAGCAAGAGACAGGATACAAAAAGAATATCCAACATTTGAATTTGATTGGATATGTACCATGCATTCAATGGGAACTAAATTATTAAATATAGATACAAAATCTCAATTATTAAAAGATGAAAACTGGAATCCATTTAAAAATAAATATGGACATACTGATATGCATTTTGAAACGATACAAAAAGAAAATGGTTATCATGAATATAAAAATCAATACATGAAAATTATAGAATATTCTCGTTGTACTAAAATGAGTTTGCAAGATGCAGCAATCAAATTAGATTTAATAGATTTTATTAGTGAACCTTTACTTGAACAATTAAATCAAGATATTATTGATTACAAAAAAGATTATAACATGTTTGAATTTTCAGACATGATTTCCGATTTTGTTGAGAAGAAACTTTGCCCCTCCCTCGGCGCCGTTTTTCTCGATGAAGCTCAGGATCTGAATCCTCTGCAATGGGATATGTTTTTTTATATTGAGTCTCAATGTAAAAGATCTTACGTTGCAGGGGACGACGATCAAGCTATCTATGCTTTTCAAGGAGCTGATCCTAAGATATTTATTAATTTACAAGGAACTCCAGATCATCAAACTGTATCAAGAAGGGTGCCTAAAGAAATACATAGAACTGCTTTATCTATATTAAATAATATAGATGAAAGAAGAGAGAAAGTTTGGAAACCTAGAGAAGCAGAAGGGCATGTTATAGAAGATTTAGAACTAGAGGATATTGATTTTAGTAAAGGTCAATGGATGATTTTAACTAGAACTAATGATCAAATGAAAAATTTAGTACCAATCCTGCAACAAACGGGATACAGATTTGACTGTAAATTCAATGACTTACTGCCTTTAGATGTCATTAAAGCTATTAATGATTGGGACCGGTTAAATAAAGGTGCAAGTATCTCCGGAGAAGAAGCTCAAAACATTTATGAATATTTAAAATACGATAAAGGGGATGTTGCTTATGGATTTTCTGGAGGCAAGTCTCTAGCAAATGTAGACTCGATTGATATGGATGAATTGAGAATGGATCATGGTTTGATTGCTCATGGTGACTGGAGTGCATTACGATTTAAAGATTACCAACATCAATATATCCAGGAGCTAGTAGCGAGCGGCGAGGATCTAGGTAAATCTGCAAGAATAAAATTATCTACTATACATTCTGTTAAAGGAGAAGAATCCGAAAATGTAATTTTGTTTACAGATTTAGAAAGAATTATTTACGAAGCAGCACAGGTAAATAAAGACACAGAACATAGATTATTTTTTGTTGGTGTCACAAGAGCAAAAGAAAATTTATTCATAATGAATCAAGGTTATGAATATCAATATAACATAGGAGAAGAAATAATATGACAAATAAAGGTATCTTTGATGAAGCATTTCCACAAGATAAGCAGATAGGCGGGAATCATTACAAAAACTTTCACATTCAACCGTATGAATTTATATCAAAAAATGATCTTTCATTTTTTCAAGGGAATGTAATTAAATATGTGTGTCGATACTTGAATAAGAACGGAATACAAGATATAGAGAAGATAATTCATTATTGTGAATTAGAAATTAAAAAGTTGAAAGATACAAAATGATTAATTATGAAAAAACAGCGGCCTATGATTTAGGTTTACTTACTTGTCTTTGTATTTTTTATTTTATGTTAGGAGTATAATATGATGTTTAATGCAGCAACAGAATGGACATGTCCAGAAACTTTTCCTGATTTATCAAAATACGATTACGTAGCAATTGACTTAGAAACAAAAGATCCTAATTTAAAATCAAGAGGATCTGGAGCAGTTATAGGTGAAGGAGAAATTATTGGTGTCGCTTTAGCAGTTGATGGCTGGTCTGGTTATTATCCAATAGGACATAGAGAAGGTAATTTAGATAAAAGAATTGTATTAGATTATGTAAAAGATGTTTGTAAAGCACCAAACACAAAAATATTTCACAATGCAATGTATGATGTTTGTTGGTTAAGATCGTATGGAATTCAAATCAATTTTTTTATTATTGATACAATGGTAATGGCATCATTGATTGATGAAAATAGATTATCTTACACATTAAATAGTATTGCCTATGAATATTTAAGAGAAGTTAAAGATGAAAAAGGATTAAAAGAAGCAGCAGAAGCTGCGGGTGTAGATGCTAAATCTGAAATGTATAAACTTCCTGCAATGTATGTTGGAGCTTATGCAGAAAAAGATGCTGAGTTAACTTTGGAATTATTTAAATCTTTATCTAGAGAAATACAAAAACAAAATTTGTCAGAGATATTTGACCTGGAGACACAACTGTTTCCATGTTTAATTGATATGAAGTTTAAAGGAGTCAGAGTAGACGTAGAAGCTGCACACAAATTAAAACAAAACATGTTAAAAGAAGAAGAGGCACTACTATTAGAAGTAAAAAAGCAAACAGGAATTGAACCACAAATATGGGCAGCGAGGTCCATTGCGAAAGTTTTTGACAAGCTCGATTTACATTACGAAAGAACTTTGAAGTCACAGGCGCCATCCTTTACTAAAAATTTTTTATCTGAACACAAACATCCTTTAATACAAAAGATTGCTAAAGCAAGAGAAATTAATAAAGCACATACAACTTTTATTGATACAATTTTAAAACATGAACATAAAGGTAGAATTCATGCAGATATAAATCCAATACGATCTGATCAAGGTGGAACTGTAACTGGTCGATTTAGTTATTCTAATCCTAACCTGCAACAGATTCCTGCAAGAAATAAAAATTTAGGACCAAAGATAAGATCATTATTTATACCAGAACAAAATCATACTTGGGGTTGTTTTGACTATTCACAACAAGAACCAAGATTAGTAGTTCACTATGCAGCAACTACAGATCCAATTATGTATGATGATTCAGTAACTTCTATTGTAGAAAAATTTAAAAATGATTCAGTGGACTTTCACCAAACTGTAGCAGATATGGCCGGTATATCTAGAAGTAATGCTAAAACAATTAATTTAGGATTGTTCTATGGTATGGGTAAAGCAAAACTTCAAGCAGAACTTGGTTTATCTACTAAAGCAGAAGCTGAAAATTTATTTAATCAATATCATGAAAATGTACCTTTTGTTAGAGAACTAATGAACAGAACATCTCAACAAGCTCAATTGTCTGGATCTATTGGAACATTACTTGGACGTAGATGTAGATTTAATAAATGGGAACCAAATACTTTTGGCATGCATACTCCTATGACTTTAGAAGAAGCTGAAAGAACTTATGGAAGAGGAAGAATAAAAAGAGCTTTTACATACAAAGCTTTAAATAAATTAATACAGGGTAGTGCGGCTGACATGACTAAGAAAGCTATGTTAGATTTATATAATGAAGGTATTATACCGCATATTCAAATTCATGATGAATTAGATATTTCAATTGAATCTGATAAACAAGCAAAAAAGATTATTGAGATTATGGAAAATGCTGTTACACTAGCGGTTCCAAATAAAGTTGACTATGAACATGGTAAAACATGGGGAGAGATAAATGGATGACGATAACATAAGGATTAAAGTATGGCCTATCTTAACGCGAATATACCGCCTATATACTGTAAAATTAAAACCGAGTATCTTTACGATATGGACATGGATAAAAGAGGCGAGCTTGACTGCGTTGTCTTCGGTCTTTGCTCTATTTCAGGTCGTGCTCTCCTTTTTCATGCGCTGCTTCCCAACGGTGCAGTCTATTATAGATTGCCTATCTCAGCGTTTTTCCAAAAACGTTTTTCTAGATCCGAAGTGCCAGATATGTCGGTCGACCAGTTACAATTGTGGAACTGTTTTAGTTATTGGCCTAGTGTGCATGTCTTTGATTTTCTTGCTGGTGTAGATGGTAAGTATCGTGGAAAGGATAAAAACTTTTATCCAGGAAATTATTTATTTACTGTTGACTGGGCTCATCCTGAACCCAATATTTTGGATGTGGAACATTCTCAAATACCTCAAGAACATAAGTGTGCACATATATTGGCTCTTGATAACGGTAATTTTGCAGCTCAGCCTAATAATCGCATTTTGTGGCATGTTAATAACTACACTACTGATAACAGCTGGCCTGACTATAAAGTACAAAATACAGTCTGGGATGTCGAAGGTGCTGACTGGATTACGGAAGATTCTGACAAAATGTTCTATGAGATAGAATCAAATAACACTTCTAAAAAATAAAAATAAGTATATAATAGTAGGTTCACCTAATTAAGGAGGATTTATGATTGATAGATTTACACATTTGTTTAGAAAAAGAAACAAAGAACAAATTCTAGTTTCTAAAAACAAAACTTTATTAAAATCAAGAAGTGAAGTAGATATCAATGCTAATGGTACATCAGGATATGTAGTAAAATATGGACCAAACAAAGGAAAAGTATTAGCTCATAAAACTACAAAATCTACTAATAATTGGTAGTTGATCCTACATTATAATTATTCTAAACAACATTTATGAAAATAAGTGATAATACAAATGTGGGTTTACCACTAAGAAATTTAATTGGCCTAATTGCAGCTATTGTTGTTGGTGCATGGTTTGCATTTGGTGTTATTGAAAGACTTAATCAATTAGAAACTAAAAACCAGTTATTTGAAAAAGATTTACTAGAGGCGAGCGTCCAGAAGCCTATTGACCAGGAGCAGTTTATGATCCTGGAATGGCAAGCAAAACAAATTGAAAAGATGCAAAAACAATTAGAAGACAATGTACACACAGGGGTAATGTTAAAACAACACACAGATTCAATTGAAAAATTAAAAAAAGATATTGAAAAATTAAAAGATGCTACAAGAGATATTAAATTTGCTAATGGAAACGGACATTAACGCCGGTAGTTTTCAAGAATACGATTATAATAATGAATATAAGGAGTGTGAATGGCGAAATTAGTTATAGCACTATGCTTGTTTTTAAATGGTGAACTGGTAGAACATAGAGTACAAGAATCTATGTCTACATGTTTAAAAATGAAACGTGAAGCAACACGTAATATGAATATGGAAAATAAACAATTAATGTGTGGTGAAGTAAAAGCTATTATAACTAAAAATATTGACGGCAGTAATAGTATAGATAAAATTATCATTGAATCAAAATAATGAACCTTTCTCGTAACTTTACTCTTTTAGAATTAATTAAATCAGACACTGCTGTTAGAAAAGGAATTAACAATAATCCTAATGCAGGTCAAATAGAAAAATTAAAATTATTTTGTGAAAATATTCTTCAACCAGTTCGAGACCATTTTGGCAGAGTGAAGGTGACCTCAGGTTTCAGGTCCCCGGAATTATGTGTGGCTATAGGCAGCTCAATAAACAGTCAGCATGCGAAAGCTGAAGCAGCAGATTTCGAATGTGTTGGTGTAGATAATGCTGAAGTTGCGGATTGGATTAAAAAGAATCTTGAAACAGATCAGCTGATTTTAGAATTTTATACTCCAGGCGAACCCAATTCCGGATGGATTCATTGTAGTTGGGTCCCGGAAAATAGACGAGAACAGTTTATGCATGCATATAAATCAGAAGGTAAAACAAAATATAAACCCATAATAGGAAAGGCAGTAGATTTAGTATGAGTAATTTCAAATCAATAAGATTATTTAACAACATAGATACGGTAAATGGACACTGTGAATATTGCGATGAAGAATCAATATTAGTTGCCATCGTTCCTGAATATTACAGATGTACTAATTGTGGTGAAGACACCAAACAACATATAAATGGTAGTATTAGATATTTAAAGTTGTCAGATTCTGATAAAACGTTTATAAAAGATCATGGCAAAACAGAAATTTACTAACTACGTACCTAGACCAAAACCTCCTAAACGTCCAGGAGTTCACAAAAAATCTATGAATAAATCAGAAAAAAGAAGTTATAAAAAATACAATGGTCAAGGCCGTTAAACAAGGTCGCCTTCTACTTCAATTTCATCGCAAGTAAATTTAGGATATAATTTATATTGATTAATATTGTCTTTATCGAAAAATTTTTCGGCGTATAATATCTCATATGACTCAGAAAGTCCAGCTCTTACACATTCATAGTGTGTATCAAATGTTTTTGGATATATATAAGGCTCATTATTGGGGATAATACATCTTCCATCAATTGCTGAACAAATAAAAATTGTTAAAAAGAATTCCATTGACTTGACTTGACTTTTTATTTTAATATCCTATATTGTATGTTAAATAATAAAGGAGAATATAAACAATGACTGACTTTAGCAAGTATAAAAACGTTACTGTCGATAATAAAACTTATGAGACAATAACAAAGCTGCAGACTAAAATGACACCTGATGTTAGATTAAGTCGTAGTCAAGTAGTAAAAACATTAGTGGCAGAGAAAGCGAGAAAAATGAATGGCAAACTCTCATCAAAATAAAACACATGTCTTCTATGGTCAAGCTATGGTAGAATATGATAACGCACCTTCAGAACAAAAACTTTGGAGAGCAGTATTAAATCAAGCATTAGAAGATGCCTTTGGTATAAATACTATTTATATTTGTGATAAAGATAAACAAGAAGTAAATGAGTATTTTAGAAAAAGAACTCCGGAGTTTGATCGACTATGTGAAGATGCAGGTTTAGATCCCACTAGACTTTGGAGAAAGGTGCAAAGATTAAAAGGTGTACAAGCAGGGTTTTTAACGCCTTTAAAAAAAGAAAAAAATGTATTAAAGATGTTTGAATCTTTTAAAGAAAGAAGAGAGCAATATAGAAAAACACATTGGAGGAATAATTATGTCGGGTAAAATGATATGTCCAGACTGTAATGGTAATGGTTATATTGGTTCTACAAAAGAACCAGACTTGGTTAAAGATTGTAAAAAATGTAATAATCAAGGAGAAATAGAAATTACTGAGGAATCTATTAATGAATTATTAGATAAAGTTCAATCAGCGAGGTTACAATGAGTACGGAACGATTAATGTTAGAAAGTAAATTAGTTAAAGAATTAAATGGAGTCATTAAAAAATTAAATGATGAAGTTGATATGTTAACTAAACAAAAAGAATATCTTCAATCTAAACTAAGGGAAAAAAATGTCAAAGAAGGAAAAAAAGAAGAAGCCTAAAAAGAAACCCTATACCGTTGAAGGTTATTATTATGACGGTAAAGATACTTATACTATGGTAAGAGATAAAAATGATTTTAGAAAAGAGAAAAAAATAAAAGGAGTTTTATGACACCTAAACAAAAAAGATTAAGGATTAGAATTAAAAATGAAAGAATTAATAAAATTAAAAAATATGTTTTAGGAATTATATTACTTGCAGGTTTTTTAAAATTATTATCAGAAGGATTGAGGTTAATATGATAAGAGGAGATAGTACAGATTATGAATTACTTGAAAAATGGACTAAAGGATTTGATTGTCAAGGTTATAAAACATGTGAGATTGGTGTTCGAGAGGGACTGGGATCTAAAATTATTATGGATAATGTTCGCAATAACTATATTCACGTGGGTGTCGATCCTTACGCCAATTTAAAATATCAACATTATGATGATACAGGGGCCTACACCTGTGATTATACTGACGAGATGCGAGATACCATGCTAAATGATTTTAAAGAATATCGTAATCAAGGCCAATTTACTTTATGCAACATGACTGACACTAAATTTATGAATGATACTGAACATAAAAATTCTACGTTTGCGTTTGTACATTTTGATGGGCCACATATGACTAAAGATGTCATTACCGAAACAGTATGGTTTGCAAATAGATCAGCACCACATACTCGATTTGTATTTGATGATCATGGTAAATATGGAATGAATACTGTTATCAATCTTTTACAATATTATAATTTTAAAACTATAGAAATGGGTTCTAATAAATGTCTGTTAGAGAAAAACAAATAAGTCTTTTTCCGGAAAAACAAATAAGTATAAGTGTTAACGGTGTTCGTGCTGTTAACACTGTTGATCTTTATGAATTAAAAGTTCCTTTTGATTCTACACCAGGGGAATATATTTACATGAAAGATTATGTGAACAAAGGGGAATATAAACTTCATTCATCAGGTGCGTTTCATTATTTTCATAAAACTAAAGTTACATTGTTAAGACCTGGATTATTACCTAATTATTTTAATGAACCTGTTTTTCCATGGATACAAAGTGTTCACAATAAATCAGGGGATATTAGAGTTCCTCGTGTGCCACAAACGAGATCACCTTATCCTGCAATTTCAATTGGTAAACATAATAAAAAATTACAAATGCATGTTATATGTGCAGCTGCTTTTATACCTCAACCTAAAGATATAAATTATTGTTTGGTTAGTCATAAAAATCATATGAAGTGGGATTACAGTTTAAGAAATTTAGAGTGGAATACTCATAAAGGAAATTCTGATGGTTTTAAAAAAGAAAGACGTATGAATCCATTAGAAGTATTTGATAAATGGTGGGATGAATACACGAGAGGAGTTGATTACGATGTCGATGACTGGCAAAAAGAAGAAGACCAATTCTAATCCAATTGCTAAAGATTTAAGAACACCAAAATATAAAAAACGTGTGATTGAAGATAAAAAGAAAAAAGAAGAATTAAAAAGATATAAAAATTTTTATAGATTGGAATATTTAAAATAATGGTACCAAAATGTTTTAGTTGTGGTGAAGATTTAATTTGGCAAAATGATTATGATACAGAAGATATTGGTCAAGAAGATTCAGAATATTTAATTGTTTCTATGTATCAGTGTCCGAATGAAGAGTGTGAGGCATGGTATGAAGTGTATCACACAAAAGAAAAGGAGATACATTAGAATGGTTTTAAAGTGGAATAAACAATTTGAATATCCAAAATCAGTGCGTGAATTGATTAATGAAAAAAGACATTATGTTATTGGTGAAGAAAAATTACCTTCTGTTACTACCATATTATCTAATACACAATCCCAAGAGAAACAGGATTCTTTGGCTAAATGGAAAGCTAAAGTTGGCGAAAAAGAGGCAGAACGTGTTAAAAATACGGCAGGAGCAAGAGGTACTAAAATGCACTCAATATTAGAGGGTTATATAGAGGGAGAAAACGTCTTAGATCTTACAGAGACGGGCGGAGAGGCGCATAGAATGGCTAATACGATTATCGACCAGGGTTTTAAAGATTTGGATGAAATATGGGCTTCTGAGGCGACTTTAGCCTATCCTGGATTGTATGCAGGTGCTACGGATTTAGTTGGTATTTATCAAGGGCGCGAAAGTATAATTGACTTTAAACAATCGAACAAGCCTAAAAAAGCTGAATGGATTGAGGACTACAAGCTTCAAGGTGCAGCATATGCCACTGCGCATGATGACATGTTTGGAACACAGATAGAACAAACTGTAATTCTAATGTGTACTCCTGATTGTTTCTTTCAAAGATTTATTATCAATGGAAAGGAATTTAGGGAATATAAATGGAAATGGCTAGAAAGGGTAAATCAATACTATGAACAAAAGAAATATGAATTTAGACAGGAATGTGACACAAATGACACAGGAATGTGATAAACTTGCCACACGCTACTGGCGGAGAGAGGCGAGCAGCAGGGAGCAAGGGTATGAATTGTGGTTAAAAGAAGTTAAAAAAGTCAGCCATTTTATTGATGTTTTTAAGAAAAAGGACAGTAATATTGACTTATAATTTAGAATTAAAATCCACCAACTTTTTTGTGATCGTTTGGAAGTGGCTTGTATCAACAATTCTAGCGGCGAGGGGCAAAAAAAAGTTAGAAAAGTTGGTAAAAAGTTGGGACCAAAATGCTCTAGAATCCTTGTTATATAGGGACTATTTAACTTTTCCAACTTTCCTACTTTTTTTTTGCCGAATTTTGAAGGTAATTATATTTAAAAAATATTTTAGACCCTATAAGTAGGTGTAGTTGGGTGATATAAACTGAATATGGTATATAAAAAATCTAAATATAAATCAGTTGTTATTAATAAAAAGCGTTATTATTTCTATAAAATAACTTGGTTGGATATTTTAGGTGACAGCGGGCATGCAGACAATGATGAATTTAATCAAATGAAACCTGCAGAAATGATTACTCATGCATATGTTTTTTCAAAGGATAATAAGATGCTGAAAACGTTTTCGTCATATGATAATTCTCATGAATCCTTTTCAGATCGTAATGTGTTTCCAATTGGATGCATTAAGAAATTAGAAAAGATTAACATTTAGGAGGATATATGAGAAAACAATGTCAACAGTGTAAAGAAGCATTTGATGCAAAAGATGAGTTAGACAACTTTTGTAGTGATGATTGTAAACAAGAAGCTTTAGCAGCGTTAGATTCTAATTCTGATGAGTGTCTTTCTTGTCAGTAAATTCAAATTGATCATTAGGAATTGATTTAACTTTATCTTTCAATTCTTCAACTTCAACACCTTCTAGGATCGGTGAGTATTCATTGATGATTGTCTTCAGACGATTTTCTAATTGTTCTGCTGATAAGTCTTCAAGCTTACCGGTCCTAATTATTTTTTGTTCAACATATAATCCGGCAGCTTTACCACGTGCAACTTCAGCATTAATTGCAGCTGACCATGCACCTTTTTTTCTAGACTCTTCTCTAAGTTTTGCTAACTCAGTTATATGTCTTTCATAAGTGACTTCGTATTTTTTTTGATATTCTTCTCTTAATTCTCCAATGTATTGTACTACCATTGGATATTTCTGCGGATTAGTTAGTTCTGATCCTGTAATTCTAGCTCTGTCTTTTGCATAACCGGCGTCAATGGCACATTCGTATTTAGTTTTACGACCTTCATTTGCAACTAACTCTAGTGCAAATTTTTTCTGCATTTCTGTTAATTCTTTTTGTCTTCCCATAGTTGACTTATAACGTAATTTTGAGTAAAAGCAATTGTGATTAGTGGAAAGTTATTTAGACAGGCATTAGATAAGTTTTTAAAATCTCCTGTAGCTCAGGATGCAAGAGTACAAGTTGTACTTCCTAACGGAGAATTTTTTGACATTAGAGAAATTAATTTACTTGAAAATAAATTAATTGGTGTTAGAGAAAGTCATAGACTTGTAATCACAATTGAACCAGAAAGAGCTAACATGGGTAAAGTTTTGAAGAAGGTCTAGTTACTTTGAAACCGGAGTCAAAATTTTATGCAGAAATTAAAAAATATTTTAAAGAATTTAGTCTCATTCGACTTGAAAATCTTAGTCTTGCCGGTACTCCTGATCTATTGGTCTATAATAATAATCGGCACTTTTTCACTATAGAGCTGAAAGTAACAACTGGTAACAAAATAAGGTTTTCACCACACCAAATTGCCTTTCATATGAGGCATCCTCTGAATACATTTATCCTAGTTAAGCACCTCGCTTCTAGTTCCTATAAACTTTATGAAGGAAAGAAAATTCAGGAGCTTGTCGCTCGTGGCTTGTCGCTTGATGCTTGCTGCTCGGGGCTTGAAGCTTGTCGCTTGAGACTTTCAGAGCTTGGCGCTTGACGCTCGTCGCTTGAAGCTTGTTGCTTGCTGCTTGAAGCTTCCTTCTCTTCTCTCGCTCTCCTCCTGAGCTCTTCGTAATACTTCGGATGTCGGAAGACGTGGCCCATCTTTAGTGTGCAAGATAGGCAACGTTTTTAACAGAAGGATCCCAGCACGCTCTACAATCTAAACACTTGTTATCTTGCTTCGATGCTGGACATGTAGCCTGAGCCGGCTCTGTTACAACCGTTGACGTGTTGTTCCAGTTTCCAGCTGCTGGCTGGTTCACCATTGGCATGGAGAATCTTAGAGTCAAGTTACTAGGCGCTCGGTCCTGGTATTTTTGCGTCCACGCTTCACGTGTTGGCAACCAGTGCTTCACCCCTGGCGTGAGCTTTGCAACTTTATAAATTTTTGCTAGATGCTTCAAGCTCTGCAGGTCTCCGGAGTCGTGCCATCTAAAATATTTTGCTTTCTTTGAATTGATCAGGGCCGCCATAGCTCGAACCCATAGCGGGTTATCAATTGCTTTTAGTCTTCGATATTGTGCTGCTTGAACAACCGGAAAAACGTAACAACCTTTTGTTGCGTAACATCCTTCACACGTTGACCCAATAATATCCTGCAGCTTCTTCCCAGTCTTGCATTCTGCCGCGGGTATACCATAGGCCCAGCCCGGCATTTTAGAAGGCTTGCTCAGGCCTCCCACTAATTTTAAAGCTTCATTTGTTTTCATATTATACCTTTCTGTTAAATCTGTTTTTAACACGCTTGCCCGGTGTGTGCAATAATTTTTTACAGCTTGCCGCTTGTAGCTTGACGCTTGCCGCTTGCTGCTTGGCGCTTAGATCTTTAAAAAATTTCTTACAGCTGGCCAGGTAGGACCGGGGCAGCTGGTGATGCGGTTCAATAAAATAGCGCAGCAGGTTATTGTGTGATTTATAATTCATAGTTCCTCCGGTTTAGTTTTAACTTTGTAACCCAGCAACTTCAGGATCCTGATATCATCCAGGCTAAAAGTTTTAGTTGGCATTAAACGCGACAGAAGCGTCGACGTCTCACAATCTGGATACAGCAATTCATTGCCGTAAACATTTTTCTTTTTTACATATATATCTTTCATAATTTAAATCCTATATCATCCTACAACAATTGTCAAGCTTGACGCTTGACGCTCGTGGCTCGGATCTGCCTATTTATCCAGGTGAGTGGGCCTGCGCCACTCTTCACCTGGACCATCAGTAATGTGCGCCGGGAGAGGTCAACGCAGTCGCGTTACAGTTGACATTCGGGGTACCCTTATGCACTCATCCTGGTATAGTGTTTAAACTCACCGCTATCCATTACTGATACCAGATCCTATTTGGCAGTCGCAATTGCACTAATTAGTCCAGAGTATCCTCCGGCATCCTAATAGGATCAGGCATCAGTCCCTCTCATAATCCGATACCTAAAAGGTTCGATCAGCAAGGGACCAATCGACTTGGGGTGATGATTATGATGACACCCCAAATCTAATTATTTATCTTAACATAACCAAATAAATA